TTGCAGTGGTGGGCGAGGCTAATGACTGAGCGGCCACTTCCGGGGCGCGCGGGGTTACTCCCGGGGGAAAAGGCAGTCGGGGGGTGGCAACATGAAGCTAAAACGGGCCGCATACCGGCATATAGAGGCAGAGATATATGCCTATTACGATACGTTGCAGGCCATTAGAGATTTACGTGCAAATATAATCCTGGCTGGTAGGCAGGAGGAACTAGGTGTAGCAGTTGGAGAAGGTTATGTCAGAAGCAAAGTTGAGCGCCGGGCAACGAAGCTGGCCGATTGGAATATATGATTGAGGATGTTGATGTTTATGCCTAAAGTATTCAGCAGGAAGATTGGTGCGGGCACTATTGGGTGGTAAAAACAAAAACCCCCACCGGAGTGGAGGAAGTGCTCACTGATATTATACCACAGGTGGGGGTGGAAGCATGGATTATGTGCGTGAGGCTGAAAAAGTCTTATATCACTACAGGGATTTGAAGTTTGCATTGCAAAACCTGGAGCATCAGATTGAGAAGCTGATATTCCAGTCTGCCCCCGCTGATGCAAAGGGGGCAAACATAGAGATCACCGGCATAAAGAGCGGTTATCATGATGATGCTTACAATTCTCTGTTTAAACTTAAGGTGCTTACAGAGAATCGGAATAAAACAGAAGAGGAAATTAAAAAAATAGACAGTCTCCTGGATGCAATAGAAAAGGAACCGGGCTGTGAATACTATACTCAAGTGCTCAGGCTTTGGTACATAGAAAAAATACCAAAAGAAGAGATCGCTGGCCTGATAGGTTACAGCCCGGCCAGCAGGCAGTCAATCTATAATATCAAGGATAAGGCAATTAGGAAGTTTGCGGTGATGTACTTCGGGCTGGGAGCTCTACAGGCGATGTAAAGAAAAAATAAAGACAGTTTTTTGGAGAAAGCCGTGTTAATATGTTATCGGTGGAGCCGTCCGACAGGGCGGCTTTATTTGTTGCGATACAAGGCGAGTGCCGGCGAAGAGCCTTCGGGCTCTTTTTTATTGTCGTTACGGTTACAAGTGTAACGGTAACAAAGGTAACAGTAACAGGGAGGTGGCCCGGATGCCGGCTGGATATTCTTCCCGGTGCAAAGTCTGCAACAGCCAGCACCGGGTTGAAATTGAACGGTGGGCAAAGGAAGATGGTTTGAGCCCACGAATGATTTCTGCCAAACTTAAGGAAGGGTTTGGAGAGCAAATAAGCCATAAATCTATTTGGCAGCATCTGAATGAACATTTCGACATAAAAGCGGAAGTCAGAGAACAGTACCAAAAGAGCCAAGAACAATGCCAAAAAATCGTTGAAAAGCAGCTTTCTGATCTTGAAATGCTGGATGCAACAATAGCTGATAATTTTGAATTAAGCCAGGCGACCACGACCTGGCTTAATGATTTGATAAATAAACGCGGAAGAATACCACAACCGTTAGTGCAACTTCGGGAAAAACTGCAAAGTGAAATGCGGCAAGCTATAAAACAGAAACAAGAGCTGCTGGGAGATGACCCGGAAAGCAAGAAGGCCGACGCTGTACAGTCTCTTGTGGATCTGATGATGCTGGCCAGTGATTCCGATGATTGATAAAACCCAGGCTAGGCGGATTGCTCGGAGATTACAAACTACCCCAGTTGAATTTGTAACTGAAATTCTTGGAGTCACACCCTGGGGCAAACAGGTTGAGATTCTGGAAGCGGTGAGAGACCACCCCAGAACAGCAGTACGCAGCTGCCACGGCGCAGGGAAAAGCTTTATCGCAGGCCAGGTAATCCTGTGGTTTTTGTATTCCTTTTGCCCAAGTATTGTGCTATCAACTGCGCCAACCTGGCGGCAGGTTGAAAAACTGATTTGGAAAGAGGTCCGGGCCAGCTACCGTAGGGCAAAGATCCCGCTTGGAGGGAATTTGCTGCCCAAACGGCCGGAAATACAGATTATCCAGGACGAATGGTATGCTATTGGCCTATCTACCAACGAGCCGGACCGCTTCCAAGGATTCCACGAAGAAAACATATTGGTGGTGGTAGATGAGGCGGCCGGGGTGCCGGAGGATATCTTTGAAGCAGTCGAAGGCGTGCTGACATCTAGTCATGCGCGCCTTTTGCTATTAGGAAACCCTACATCTGTTGGTGGTACATTTTATAATGCTTTTCGAATACCAGGTTGGAAAACTATAGCTATTTCAGCATTTGATACACCGAATTTTGTTACTTTTGGAATTACTGAGGAAGACATAATTAACGATACTTGGGAAACCAAAATAACCAGTGAAGTGCCGCATCCAAAGCTAATCACGCCAGCATGGGTTGCTGACAAATATCATAGATGGGGTCCTACATCACCAGCTTACCAGGCTAGAGCATTAGGGCAGTTTCCGACTGAAGGCGAAGACACACTGATTCCCCTGGCGTGGATTGAGGCGGCCATGGCCAGGTGGGAAGAAGTTCCGGAGGGCGAGCCGGTCGAAATGGGCGTTGACGTAGCTCGCTTCGGTAGCGATAAGACGGTTATCACTACAAGACGTGGGCGGAAGGTTCTTCCGCTTAAAATCTTTTCAAAGCTGGATACTATGGAAACTGTTGGCCACGTAATAGCAGAACAAAGAGAAGTAAAGGCAAGCACGATTAAGGTTGATGCGATTGGGATTGGTTCTGGAGTCGTGGACAGGTTGAAAGAGCAGAAGTATCCGGTCACCGGTATAAACGTAGCAGAAGCCGCCACAGATCCTGAAAAGTTTACTAATTTACGCAGTGAATTGTGGTGGAATTTACGTGAAAGGCTGGACCCTAACCCTAAAATAAATCCAGAACCAATAGCACTGCCACAAGACGACGAATTGCTTGCAGATCTATCTGGGATAAAGTACAAAATCGACTCCCGAGGGCGCATCCAGGTGGAGTCGAAAGACGATATGAAGAAACGGTTGGGGCGGTCTCCTGACTATGGTGATGCGGTTGTTTTAGCATTCGCACCGGTGAAAACAATTGACCCGGGCTTAGCAGGGTTATTAAGGGGAGCGAGGATATATGGCTAAACAGGGATGGCTTAAAAAAGCCGTTGGTGAAATATCGAAACTCAGGCAAGGGATATTTGGCAGGTTTGGCACCATTCTAACAGGTCGCTGGGATGTGCCGTATGTTTTAAACAGCACCCGGGTGGACTACCAGTTGGCCAGGGAACTGTACCATAATGCCCGGGATGGATACAAACTAGGGGCCGGGTTTGCGAAACCCATAATAAACACCCTGGCCGGTTTTATAGGTGTGCCCCGATTCCGAGCCAAGGATGAAGAAGCCCAAGAGATGCTAGACGAACATGTTAGCCGCTGGGTTAGCCGGATGCAGAGAGTCCACCAGCTAAGCTTGAGAGATGGGGACTGTTTTGTAATGCTGGCAAACCTAGAGAATAATGACCCACTTTATCCGGATGAAAAGAACCGAATTGACTTTATTATTATTCCGCCGGAGCAGGTAGCGGATATAGAAGTGGATCCAATAACTAGGAGGCCAACAGCATACGTTCTGCAGGGCAGGACCAAATGGGACAGTGGACAGAAGGAATATACTGTTACGCAGAGGATTACTGCTTCCGAAATCGTCGTCACAGTTGAGGGAGAGGCTCCAGAAGGCCTTATCAGCGAAACAAGGACGAACCTGTGGGGTTTCATTCCGATTGTGCATTTCAAGAACGAGCCGGAGGAAACGGAACTGTTTGGCACCAGCGAGCTTGAACCAATCGAACCATACATGAAAGCCTATCATGACGTGATGCTCCATGCTATGCAGGGTAGCAAGATGCATAGCACACCAAGGTTAAAATTGAAACTCAAAGATGTACAGAGTTTCTTACAGAATAATTTTCCAGAAGCGCTCAAAGCAATCCAGAGGGGCGAGCAAGCCAATCTCGACCTTAAAGGACACGAGCTCCTCATATTCACCGATGAGGAGGATGCAAGCTTTATCGAGGCACAATCGGCCATCGGTGATGCAGAAGCTTTACTGAAGCTTCTCTTTTATTGCATTGTTGACGTATCGGAGGTCCCTGAATTTGCTTTTGGCGTGCATACACCGAGTAGTCATGCCAGTGTAAAAGAACAGATGCCTTTGCTCATTCGCCGGGTAGCGAGAAAACGTGAAATGGTGACAGAGAACTGGCAGACTTTAGCCCGGATGTTGCTAGTTATGCATAGCAAGAAGACCGGCAAAAAGTTTGAGAGCTACGAAGTAGGAATCACCTGGGATGCGGTTATTGAAAGGGATGAAAAGGAATACGCAGACACCATTAACACCTTGGTGAATGCACTTAACACTGCCCTTATGGGTGGATTTATTAGTCTTGATGCTGCTGTGGATCTGCTGGCGCAGTACATTGACACCATGCAGGAGTACGCTACTGATGACACAGAACTGCCCGGGGAGAGGGAGCGGATAATTAAGTCTTGGATCATGCGCCGCCGGCTGGAGGATGGAGAAGGGTTGGAAGAGCAGCGGCAGGAAATTGAGAGGGAGCTTGAAAGCTAATGGCCCGGGAAATAGACGAAATCAAAGACGCTGCCGGTGCTTATCGGCGCTGGGCACTGGAGGCACGGAAGAAGTATATTGAATTGCGCTTGAAGCAGGACCCCGAAATCCGGGGTCTTTATATTAGGGCTGCAGATAGAGTAGCAAGGGAACTACGAAAACTGGCCCTGAAAACGCCGTCAAGTTATCTCAGAAAGCGGCAATTAGAGGAACTTGAAGCAGCGCTTCGGACAGAAGCGGACCGATTAACTGGCAACCTCACTAAAGCATTCGAGCAGTACATTGAGCAAGCTGTTGATGCTGGGGGAGGCTACAGCCAGTCAGTCACCCTGGATCTCTTCAAAAAAGCTGGCTTGGACACTGCCGGCCTTCGTTCCATGTTTGCAACAGTAAACCGCCAGGCGGTAGAGGCCTGCTGGGCACGAACGAAAAAAGGATTGTTTCTTTCTGACCGTATCTGGGAGCAGGGAGAAAAATTCAGGAATACCATGCGAGACATTATCCAGGAAGCCGTGGCCGCCGGCCAGGATGCTGTTAAAACCGCCAGGATGCTTCAGCAGTATGTCAGGCAAGGGGAGAGCACATTAGCTGCAAACTACCCCAATATGATGAAGCGCATGAATGGGCGTATTCCAAGTGATATTTCTTATGAAGCCTTACGTTTAGCCAGAACGGAAATGACCGCAGCTTTTGGCGAGGGGACTATAGCGGCTGCCCGGGTTAGTCCAAGTTATATTGGTATGAAGTGGGTGCTTTCGCACAGTCATCCGGTGGTCGATATATGTGACACCCTGGCAGAACATGATGAAGGTCTTGGACGAGGTGTGTATTCTCCTGGGGATGAGCCGCCTATGCCCGCACACCCGAACTGCATCTGCACTCTGGTTCCAGTGCACGAAGCACCTGAAGACTTTGTACAAAGGTTGAAGAAGTGGAAGGAAAACCCTGCCAATGAACCGAATATAGAAAAATGGTACCAAGACATATATATCAAAGGGCAAACAGGCGGTACTGCAGTTCAGAAGCCAGCTTTCCTACGTATCACTAAACATGACAAGAATTATGATGACACTTCAGACCGACAGCGGATTGAAAATGATTTAAAACTTATTCCTGTAGGACATAGAAGGATTTTGGAAGG